CCAACCAAAATAGTCTGCTGTAAGGTCAATTACTGTAGCACCCATTAAAGCACCTGTTTCTGCTGCTGGTGCAACGATAAGGTCATTAGAAGGGTCAGCTAGTAGTGTTAACTGTGAGTTAGTTGTAAGAGCAGTTGCTAATGCGTCATAACAAGTAATAACAATAGAAGGGTCTGCTGAGTGATCATGTGCTGGATTAGATTTAACTCTAAGCATTTGTCCTTCACCTGCTACGTCATTTACCCAAAGATAACCATTTGCATATTGATTAAGAGTTATATCAGTACCACCTGTTTCTACAGATATTGCAGTTTCACCTGCTGCTACGGCTGCTGTTGCAGTCATATTAGCATGATCAGAAACTACTGCTGGTTGTTGTAAAAGCTTACCTGCTGTTACCGCAGTTCCACCAATACCAACATAACGATATACATTATTACCGTAAATTAGTTTAGCCCCTAGTGGGAATAGTTGTGTTGCACTTTCAGCATAAGGGTTAGCTGTAGCATATTGGCTACCGCCTTTACCTATTACTAAATCAGCAGGTCCAAAACCTGTCGCTGCTGCATATTGAATATGTGCACCATCATCAGTAAAGATATTACCGTCTGCGTTGATTACCAACCCATCAGTAATTACACCTGTTGTTGAATTTGTATCAATGGTTTTAAAACCATTTTCGGACCTGACTGGTCCATTGAAAGTTGAATTTGCCATAATTAAGTCTCCTTAATAAATTTATCGTCTTGGCGAGTCTGCTAGGTCAGTCGATAAAAAAAATAAAAACCCTAGATTTTATATAGAAAAAAGGGCGATAGAATTAACTATCGCCCGTTTTATCTTAGCTACTACCCGGTGATCCGTAGATTCCCATGTAGTCACTTACTCCAAATGAGTAACGCTCTCTAGCTTTATAACGAACATTTCCGGTGTCAAAGTCACCGTCCATAGAAGTTTCTAAAGCAGTCCTTTGGAAGTGTTTCATTCCATTAGGTACATCAGTAATAATGAAGAAAGCATTAGTATCTGTTAAATAGTGATTAACAAAATAACCTTCTGGTATTGCTCCATTATTATTAAGTGCGTTGATATCATTATCAGAAGTTCCAACTCTGCCTGTAGTCTCTAAGAGTCTAGTAGCAGTAAATTGTAACGCTGAAGGAATAATCAAGCGTCTTGGTTTAGCAGCAACTAAAAGTCCACGTTCATCTTTAAATCCAGCAATATCAATTACTGCGTTTTCTAATGAAGTTTCGTTTAAGTCGGTTGCCGTAGCTGGACGGTTATTATTTTTACCGCCATCTACCAATGGATGTCCATCACCACCAGTAACACCATCACCGGAAGCAGTAAATAAATTTACTCCATCTCCAGTTTGGAAAGCATTAGTAAAACCATTGTTTAATGGATTTACTGCTTTTACTTGCTTAGTGTAAGACATTGCTCTAGCAAGTGCTTTTGTGTATCTAGCAGAAAGAGAGTCATAGAGGTTATCCTCCATTGCTTCTTCTGTAATACTAAAGCCCATTGCTATAGTTTCGTGATTATAACGAGCAGTGTAAGTTTCTTGTGCTGTATCATAACTGATAGCAGAACCTTCATTCTTAACTGGAGCTGCGTCAAATCCACTTAACTTTACTTCTTCCTCGAAAGATCGATCAGAATTTTCAGTTTCGTAGATTGCTGCGTGCTCATCGTCATAAGACGTATATTCATCCCCAAAGAGTGCATTCAATCCCGGAAGCAGCTCTTTGAGCATTTGTGCTCTTGAAATAGCCATATTTTATACTCCCTTAAATACCTGTGGTATTTAAATATTGATGCCCTGCATTGAATTTAACAATAACATCTGTGAATGAATCACCAACAGAACTATCCGGACCATCAACAAAGTCGATGATGCGAAGAGGAAGAGTAGCTGTAGTCGCTACAATAGTAGAACTATCGACTGCGTTTTTGCTACGTCCAATATCTGTTGAACCTGCGGTTTGAACTATTGAAACATTATTACCTATAGCCGTTTGAGCTAAAGAAGCGTCACCTTGCATTTTCATAAGAACATGAGGATCATCTAATACATAAGCTTTAATATCACTAGCTACCGTTGAAGCTGGATAAGTTTGTGAATATGTAGGTTGTTTAGTAGTCGGGTCGGTATAAGAACAGCCCATAAAAACACCTGTAGGTGTTAATGCAGTTGTTCCTGTATCTTTTTCTATAGTTCCACCAGCGACTGTTTTTACAAAGTCACCGTAGAATATAGCGGTGCCATAGTTACTAGCTATATTTAAGTGTCTAACTTTTCCTGTAAAGGAACCGCTAGAACTTAAAGTGCCAATAGGTTCTGCACCTGTAGGAGTTGCCGTTGCTGACATATCTTTTTCTCCGATTAAATTAAATTAAGCATAATTAAAAATTAATTATTGCCACCAAATTTAACCTTCGTATTTCTTTCGGGTCTTAATAAAGGCATACGAGGGTCATTTTCTCGTAGATAATTTCTATCAACACCTTCCATCTGCTGTTGAGCCATATTTTCGTAATATTTTGCTCTTGCTTTCATTGTTTGTGCTGGTGCTTTACATAAAAGTAAACCACCGATTTCAATGTTACCTTTCTTAGCAAACTCTGAACCATAGTCAGATTGAATTTTTAATTCAGGATGATCTTCAGCTAATACCGGTTCCCAACCTTCACGAAAACGTGTTGAAACGTTTATGTTGTCGGAAGCTCCGAGTATTTGTGTTCTCACCCATCTAAAAACCCAACCGTCTTGCGGTATTGGAGTTGGTAAAAGGGATTGAGGAATAAAAGCATCAGATGGACGATAATCGTCTTTTCTTTCATCTACTTCTCTAGGTGCACGCTCTTCGACTACAGATTCGTCTGTGTCGTTTTCATATATATCAGACATTAAATTTTCTCCTTAATGAGTTCTTTAGCATATCTTTCTGGACTAAGCCCAAGTCTCTTTGCGAGAGAAACTTGAGTTGAAGTTAACTGTACTTTGCGGGGTTTGCTACCGTTGTTTCGAGTAGATGGAGCTACCACCGATTGAGTATTTCTGGGTGTCACAGTTTCAGTAACTAAGTTACTGTCTTCGTTAGAGTTTTCCACCCCGAAATAATCAGGAAAACGAACTCGCATACGCTTATCCACTTCCTGATAATATTGATCTGACTGTGGAGATACACCCTCTTTAGTAACTAAAGTTTCATGTATTCCATAAGCCAGAGCCGTCATTTCTTTTTGGTCGTCAGAACCAAACCATGAATTAACCTTTAACCAAGCTACAGCTTTCGGGTCTATAGTTTGTGGTTGTTGTTGTGGTATTGGTTGTTGCTGTTGCTGTTGAAAATTTTGTTGCTGTGGTGCTTGTTGTTCTTGCACCCTTTGTCTAACAAAATGATCATCTGCGACCTTTAATTCTTGTTGAGCTTTAAGCATTTCCTGCGTAGCATCTGTAATTTGATCAGTATCTCCTGTTTCATAAGCTTTCTTATGAGACTCTTTTGCTGATGCTAATTGTGCTTCTGCTTTAGCTTTTACCTGTTGCATTAAAGCACTCTCGCCACGTTGGACTAGAGCTTGTAATCTTCTGTTTTCTTCTGCTTGTTGTTTAGCATAATTAACAGATTCATCTCTTATCTTCTCTGCTGCTTCTTTAGCCCTTCTTTCTTCGTGCCATTCGTATTTAAGTTTACCTATACGTTTTTTTACACGTTCATCTACATCATCGATTTCTTTTTCTAAATCAGATTGATCTGATTCTCTTTGTTCTTCTGAACGAGGTATCTTACGATCTTGTTCAGGTCTATCATCAATGATTTCTACATCAAAATCTACAGCTTCTTCATTAGAAACAACTGTATTTTTAATGCCTAAAAACTTATCTTCTTGTGAAGAAGGTTCTTCTTGAACAATTTCATTCTCAGGTTCTTGATATTGTTCTTCTGCGTACTCTTCGTTTGTACTCATGCTTTTACTACTCCTCTTGGGTCTTCAACAACGGCTTCAACGCTGTCATCGTTTATTAATCTGAATTCTTTTCCATGTACTAAAAATCTAGTACCTGTATAAGAACGCATTATTATCCAATCGCCTTCTTTGCAATAAGAACCATTTGGAAAACGTTTCTTATCTTGGTAAGCGTCTGGACCTAATTTCATTACAAATCCACATATTGATCCAACAGATTCTCTTTCTACGTAGGCAGCAGCTTTTATAATACCGCCTTCTGTTGTTTCTTCTGCTTCAGGTAATGCTATTAATATCCGATAACCAGAGGGTTCTGGTAATTGTTTTGCAGTTGATTCTTCTTTTTCTTTTGCTTCAGAATCTTCTACTTCTATATCTTTAACGGCTTTCATAGTTTCCTTTTATTGCACAGGTTAAGGACCTGAGACCTTTGCATCGTTATGATGTTAGTCTTCTCCTCTCTCTATTAGATCAAGAAGATTACGTTCTGCTAAAGCTAAACCAGCAATGACTCCTGTCATATACCTGTATTCGCCAAAGTCTTTGCAGCTTCCCCCAACTAAAGCATCTGAATGATCATTCATTTGCTCTCTAAGCATTTTTCGTAATGCGTCAGGAAAATTTTCTGTAATTAGTTCGTTCATTTATCTTTGTGTAATATATCTTGTGCAATCTCTTTTCCTATTTTTGCACCTTCTATTTTCTCTTTACTGCTTATATCTGCTTCATCTGTAGCTAGTTTTGCAGCTATGTTAGCACTTGTAATTCTTTCTTGTGAAGCTAAACGTTCTAGTTCTGTTCCGGCAGTAATAGTTGATTTTTGTAAATCAGCAGCAATTTTCTCTGCGTCAGCTTTCATTTTAGCTTGTACTTGTGCTTCTCTTATATCTAATTCACGATCACGTTGCTGTATAACAGGGTCTTTAAGTTTTTGCTGAAGTTCTTTTTGTCTTTCTTCTGCAACATCTTTATGAAGAACTCGCTGTGCAGCTTCCGAAACTAACTGTGACAATCGTAATTCAATATCTTCAGGTAGTGGCTCATCGGGTGGTGGTAACGGCACACCGAGCTGTTCTTCTATTTCCTTTCTGTATTGGAAAGCAATGTGTTCTGTAACGTGTTCAGAGAAAGCTCCTAATATAGCGTTAGCATTAGGACTTTGACCAATCATTTTCCTAATCTTAGGATCATCAGCCATAGCCATGTGAGTCATAATATGAGCTTCATGGTCTTGATACATGAATGATTTAACAGGTTTCTCATTAAGCATATTCATATTTTCAGATACAGGGTTTGTAGGCTCTATATCTTCATCAAGAGGTACTATGCTTTCCGGATCACGTATTCCTAGTGTCTCAAGCATCTGTCTATGTAATTCAGGCATATTGTACATTTGCGGTGCTTGTTGAGCGAGTTGTAATGCTGCTTGATACTGCATGATTCTTTGTGCAGTAGTAGAAGCATTTGGATCAGAGATAGGTATTACATCAACTGCATCATCAAAGTCTTCAGGTAGTAGTTCTTGACCCTCTGTAGCGTATGGATATTCAGTTGGACCAAAATCTCTTATAATTCCTGAAAGAATATGCAGTTCTTTCTTCATAGAAGCATGGATTCTAGCTTGAACAGACCCCATAACCTTCATAGAACGCTCTAAAATAGCTAATGTAGTGCCTACAGGAGCTTGATTGTTCATATCTGCTACTTTCATGTCCGCTACGGAAGCAAATCTACGTCCTTCTTCTACTAAATTGTCTAATAATTGATATAAAACACCTGAAGGCTCTTTATATGGTAAAAAAGTTATATTATCTCGTATAGCACCACCCGGAACGTCCACATCTCTGAACTCACCCGGCATAATAGGGGTATCATCACCCTTAATTCTAAGCCCTCTGGACTTTAAACCGCCCGGAAGGTTAGATAAAGTACCTGCATCCACTAATTGTCTTAATAAGCTCGTAGCAGACTTAGCAATACCACCTATAAGGTGTATTAATCCAAAACCATAGAAGCCTAATCCCGGCAAATACTGATAATGGACAAAATGTTGTCGAGACATTTTCTGTTCGTCTTCTTCATACCAATTTCTTCTTATAGAAAGAATCTTACGAGATGATAAATCAACTGTAACTATGTACGGTAAAGCAATTCCTGTGGGTTCACCGTCTTTTAAATCAGGAAACTGTTCTAAATCAAGGTCTACCATCATTTCTAACAGAGTATGTCTCTGATCGTAGTCGTAATTTGTGCTATCACCTGTTAACTGATTGTATTTTTCTTTAATATCACTTAAATCAGCAGTAGGAGTATCTAGTTCTATGTCTCTATAGAAGCCATTTACCTGTAACTTTCTAACTTCATTAGAAGTTTTCTTCATAATGTGCGTAGCACGTTCGCAAGTTGTTAGATCAGAAGCTCCATAACTTACTACAAAGTCTTCAGCAGGTACAAACATAGAGCACGGTCTGTTCATGTTTGGATCAAAGTACACTT